GAATTTCCCAAATGGTTGCTTACTTGTTAAAGTAGGTTCTGAATATGCCTTTTCTAGAAACGAAAGCATGGACGACCATATAGCCATCGCTCATCCTTTCGCTGGCAAAGGCCAAAACAGAAGAGCCATGGGAACTGCTCTTATCTCTGTACAAAAGAGAATTAATGATTGGGTAGATTTGATGGATGATTTCTTCAAGCGTACAGTGCCTAAGAAATGGTATAACGCAGAAGCTTTCGATATGGAAGCTATGAAGAAGTCGCCTAATACGCCGGGAACCTCTGGGCCATTTATGGTTCAGCCGGGACTAACATCTCGTGATCAATACATGTTTGTGGAAGAAACTCCACAACCACAAAATGCTCTTGGTGATTTTATTAAGTGGTTTATTACCTCTGTTTCAGAAGAAATTTCTGGAGCACTTCCTTCTTTGTTTGGTGCTGCTACTGGTGAAGAAACTGTAGGAAATGCAGTTATTCAGCGTGATCAGGCTCTACAGAGAGTAGGGTGCCCTTGGAATGCGGTTCAGGATTTGTTTGCAGAAGCTGCTAGACAAGCGGTTAAATGCGCGGCTGAATGCCGTGACGGTAAGAGTTTTTCTCAGTTGGTAACAACTGGCCCCGATGGGCAAAACAAAAACATTACTGTTAACACTGCCAACCTATCAAAAGGTAAGGTTCTGTGTTATGCCGAATCTAACCCTGCATTCCCTGAATCATGGCAGCAGAGAGAGCGCAAGCTTCTTGAAATGATAGATACAGCTATGCAACAGCCTGCACTAGCTCAATGGTTATTCTCAACAGAGAACCTACCAGTATTGGCTGACGGTATCAGAATGAAAGACTTCAAGATACCGGGAGCAATTTCTGTTACTAAGCAGAAGAATGAATTTGAAATCCTTTTGCGTAGTGGACCTACAGATAACCCTCAAAAGTTAATGGCCCAGCAACAGATGGAACAAGCTCAACAAGGCTATCAGCAAGCACAACAAGCTGCGGCTGTGAGTGGTCAACCACTACCTCAAGAAATGCAAGCTGCTCCACAAGTGATGCAGCAATTGCAACAGGCTATTGAAGCTCTACCTCCTCAGGTAAGCACAGTGCCTATTGCACAAGATGAAAGTGAAAATCATGCGGTTGAAGCCGATGTATGCTTTAGCTGGATGAATAGTAATGAAGGTCAGAAGTTTAAATTTGGTACACCAGAACAGAAGGAAGCTTACGAAAACGTACACCTTCACTGGCAAGAGCATTTGGCTATGGCAAAGAAGATTGCCGCAGCTAACGCTAAACCAGAAACTAAACCACCTTCTGAAAGCATAAGCGCCCCAGTAGACAAGATGCCAACTAACGTGGCAATTCAATTGTTGAAGAAAATGAATGTAGATGCTACTCCAGAAGATTTTGCTGAGCATCAAAAACAACAATTAAATGATAAAATTGCTGCTAAAAGCATTCCTGATGCTATGAGAGATAACGGGTAAAATATTTCAAAGGGTTGCTCCTTTGAACAGGGAAGAGGGTTGCCTAGAACAATCCTCTTTCCGACTTTTCTAGGAAGTTATATAAATGGATAAAAGAATAAAAGCAAAGAGTTTAGTAGGAAAAATATTTGGTAAACTAACGGTTGTATCTAGAGCACCAAATACTCCTAAAAGTCCACAGTGGAATTGTGTATGTACCTGTGGAAATAAAGTAGTTGTACCAACACAAAGATTGATAAAAGGTACGTCTAAGAGTTGTGGATGTTTGAGAGAAGTAGATAATGCAGCTTTTACATTACTCTTTCGTACTTATAAGTTAAATGCAAGAAAGAAAGACTTAGAATTTAAATTAACAGAAGAGCAATTTAGAAATATTACAAGCTCTAATTGTTATTATACAGGAAGAAAGCCCACAAAAACTCTAACAACAGTTAGTGGAGATATTTACAAATATAATGGTATAGATCGTCTAGATAACACACAGGGATATGTTTTACATAATTGTGTCCCATGTTGTACAGAGATTAACTATGCCAAACGCACTCTTCCTTTCAAGCAATTTATTGCTTTATGTGCAGAAGTTACAAAACAGCACAAGCAATTATAAAGACTCAAGGAGATTCCTTTAAATGGCAGCAGATGTTTTAGATTTTGCTGGACTAGAAGATTCCGCTTCAAGCTCTACAACCGTAGACGCTAGCGTTGATACAACTTCTACTACGGATACAACTAACGATTCAGACAATGTAGATTCTAGTGTAGATAGTACAGATACTACTGCAACCGACTCAGATAAAACTACTACGGAAGGTTCTCCTAAGGGAGAAACTAAAGAAGCATCTTCTACAGAAACGGATGATGACTTACCGGGGAATGCTAAAACTCCCGCCGAAGTACGTAAGGCATTGAAAGCTTTCCGTGACGCTAATCCAAAAGCAAACGCAGCTTTGGTAAAGCTTATCCATGGAAACTATGAGCGATGGGAAGCTGCTAAGCAGTACTTTCCAAGTGTTCAGGCCATGGAAGAAGCCAAAGCATTTATTGATTTGGTTGGTGGTCAAGAAGGTTATGATAAACTTCAGAATATTGTTAATAGTGTGACAGAAAGCGACCGTCTACTTTATGAAGGTGGTCAGAGTCATACTCAATTAATTAACAACATTTATGAAGACATGAAGAGTGAGGGTAAGACTGCTCAGTTTATTCAGCTAGCAAACCCTATTCTCGATAAGATTAAAGAAGTAGACCCAAAAGGTTATGTTCAAGCATTAACTCCTCACCAAGTATCATTTTTGGAGCAGGCAAACCTTCCCGGTGTATTGAAGGATTTGTCAGACGCTATTGCTAAAGGTGATGAAGGTTCAATTAAGACTGCAAAGGCTCTTGTTGAAGATATTCAGGCGTGGTTTGGTGATCTAAAGAATTCTGTTCAAAAACAGAAAAGCACCCAGTCTGATCCTGAAAGATTGAAGCTTCTAGAAGAACGTGCTCAATTTGCAAAAGAAAAAGAAGAATTTACTAGTAAGCAAACCAAACAGTTTCAAGAAGCTGTTGGTAAGGAAGTAGATACTACCAGTGCGAAGGCTCTTGGATCACACCTAGGCAACCTTCGTAAGACTCCTTATTTCAAGGCGTTTAAGACTGAAAATCTTCGTCCTCTTGCTAACACTATTCTTTACAACTTGAGACAAGAGTTGGAAAAAGACAATGCTTACAGAACTCAGATGAAAGCATTGTGGGGAGAAAAGACTCCTAACAAGGAAAAGATTTTAAACTACCACCGTACAAAAGTTGAAAGTATCGCAGAACGTATTGTTCGTGAAACAGCTAACTCTATGTACCCAGATCATGCGAAGGGTGGTAGTGCAGCGGGACGTATTGCTGCAAAGAATGATAAGCAAGAAGCTCAAGCAGTTGTAGATAAGGCAGCGGCTTCTGCTGGACAACCACAATATGTGCCTGTAAAGCCTAAGAATCTCAACAGACAAATGGACCCTAAGGGATATCTGGAAATTGCTGGAAAAGGATATATCCCCAACGGTCGAGGCGGCTGGAAATTTATCACTTGGCGGAAGCCGATGGTGTAAGATATTTTCACTCTTAGCGGGGTGAAATTAAGTAATAGGGGGTTAGCCTCGAACTAGCCCCCTATGAAACTCTTTCGAGGAGAGTATGCCTTACAAAGACTCAAATAAAAATAGAGAATGTAGATTAGCTTGGCAGAAAAGAAATAGGACAAAGGTAAACGCTTATAAAAGAAAGCGTAGAGCCGAAAATTCTGAAGTTAGAGCCAAGGAATCAAGTTATACAATAGAATACCAACGTAAAAAGTATAAAGAGAATTCAGAGTTTAGACTTAAAGAGTCTTTTAGACACCATAAAAAGCGTCAAGATGAAAAGGTAGAAGCTCTAGTTCAATATGGTAAAAATAAAAGCTTGCAGTGTTGCTGGGAAAACTGCAATGTAGACGATCCAGACATGCTGTCATTGGATCACGTCAATAATGATGGAGCAATAGATAGAGAAATCAGAGGTACTGGAATTAATCTTTACAGAACACTAAAGAAAGAAGGTTATCCAGAAGGATTTCAAACTTTATGCTTCAATCACCAGATGAAGAAAGAAATGACGCGACTCAGAAACAAATACAAAGATAGCATTAAGGAGAGAATTTTATGAGTAATCCAGTAACAAATCGTGCAGGAAAGCCAGTTACCACTGGTGATCAAGTCACAGTAGTAGGAACCGTTGCTTCAGTATCAGGTAGCGGTCCCACTGGTTCTGTTGTAGTAACTCTTGCCACCACCGGAACTAACGTAACGGTTGAGGGACAAGATGTGTACAACACAACTAACAGCTTAGCTAACGGATAATGAAACCTTTTATTTCCATAATAAGTTGTTTAGATTATGCTAGAAATGGAATTAATCAAGCGGTACGAGACACTTTTCTTTCAAATATTTCTGATGTAGATTATAAATTTTTTTTAGGAGACGGTACTAAAGTACAGGAATCTGAAAAATTTAAATTTTCTTGGGAAAAGAGAGGCAGTAGGTACACAGATAAACCTACTGATGTAGAATATATATCTTACACCCCCCAATTTGATGAGATTATTGTTCCAGTGCCGGATGATTATAAGCACATATCTTTTAAGACTAGAGAAAGTCATAGATGGGCCTTAAATCAAGGCTATGATTTTCTCTTTCAATCTTATAGTGATGTGTTAATAGACGTAGAACGTTTATTACAGTCTGGATATGAATCTATGAAGTATTGTGGAGGAGAAAATGGTGGGGGATATTGGTTAAATAGAGATTCACTTGAAATAACTGCAAATTCAGAAGTTACATCGTGGAATGATGACGGTTGGGTAAGAGACATGTTGGGGAATCATGGTATTGATTTAGTGGTTGATCCCAGATATGGAGCTTTTCCAACGTTACCTAAACCAAATAACAATGTGATCACATCGCATTTATGTATTAGTCCAGAAGTATATACGGCTGATAAGATGTTGACTAGCTATAAACAATCGAAGGAGATTTAAATTGAAAACTATCACAAAAAGTTTTTCTCATTCATTTGGAGCAGGGCAGTCTGGTACAAGCGTATCTTTAGCAAGTTTTAATCTACCTACAGGAAATTATATTATTTCTGTGTTTTCTACAGGTGGAGGAAGTGATGCAAGCATCAGTCTTGATCAAGCGTCTACTTATTACCAATATTACCAAGGCAGTTTTCAACCATCAGTATTTGCTTTAGCAGAACCGGATAGTTCTGGAATTATAAGTTTTCATATCACAGCTTCTACTAACAATGCTAGCACTACTACCGGAGTTATTGTTATAGAACACGTCGATAATGTGTAAAAAGTTTTATGGAGCTACTAAGTGTGGCTCCTTATGCTGTAAAATCTGGTTCAATAGTAGAACGCCCTACGGGGAGAATGAAGGGTGCAAGTCCTTTCAATTTTACAGTATAAAGAACCATACTTTATAAGTTATAACCTATTCGAAGTACCTTGTGGTGGCGATAACACCTTAAATATGCTCAGGGAAAAGAGTAGAGGCAGTACATAGGTTCTCATTATGACTCACATGGCATTGGTGAAGTGACAGAAACTTCATGGATGTACATTAATAATGGAAAAAAATTAAATGGCTGCATTACTAGAAGCGGCTGTGGAAGCTGTCGAACTTGATGCGTTTGCAAAAGAGATTCCCGACCTAGTTTTCCATGGCACTACTGCTTACACTCTTTTCAAGAATGAAGCAACTAAGATTCCTGTAAGCAACCAGTCTAACGCAGGCGGCGTTCAGCGTCCATCATTCCGTGTTCCTTTCCGTGTACAAAGCGGTGCGGCAATTTCGCAGGGAACTGGTAACGCTGATTCAATGCTGCGTGGTTCTGGTTCACAGTGGGCATCATTTGCGCTTGCCCCTGTATATTTGTTCAACGTGTGTGAAATCTCATGGTTGGCACAGGCATCAACTGACAGCAAGCAAAAGGGCTTGTTCGCTGTTAATACTTTAGCAGCGGCTGCGTAGTAATACATGGCGTAGAAATAATCTTGCTATATCGGGGAAAACCTGTTATCCTAAAGATGGAAATAGACAATCCCGAGGGAAGATAGAATGACAAAGCAAAGTAAGTTTTCATACCTTGCAGGTTTCATGGATGGCGAAGGAACATTCGCTATCGTCAAAACCTTCTCGGTTCAAAGAAAACCGGATGGAAGTAAGAAGCGTTACGTGGTATATAAACTGAATATCTCAGTAAGTAATACCAACAAAGAAGTCATGGAATGGATAGCCTTGAATTTTGGAGGCAAGCCACTGCCGGGAAGCAATGAAGGTCGAAAGCCTCATTATAAAACTCGGTATGCATGGCACGTAACACACAGAGACAAACAAAAGAGTTTTATTCTTGGTTTGTTACCTTACCTAGTTGCGAAAAAGGAACAAGCAAAAATAGCACTACAATTCATTGAGACTTATTCGAATGAGATTGGGGTGCCGCTTGATTCTGCGGTGGTAGAGAAAAGAGACCAGTTGAGAAAGCAAATGCAAAAACTCAACGGTACACTACCTTCCGATTCTAAACCCGTAGAGACTACACGCAGGACTCCAAAGTGTACAAAATGTAATCATCTAGTTTCAGAGCATACTTCCACAGGATGTAATGTAAAAGTATGTGATGCTGCTGGAGATTTAGATTTTTGTCCTTGTGGATGATGATATAGTCCGAACTGCATAGTGATATGCAGAGTGTGGCAGAAATGTCATACCTAGCTTTTAGCTAGTAACATATTTGTAAAGCACAAGAAATGAAGAATTCGCTAGACGCTGCTATGCAGGGTATTGAAGGTCTGATTAACTCAGACGGTTCTGGTGCAATTGACCAGATTCCTTCAACCGCAACTATCACTCTAAGTGGTGGTTCACCCGCAGCACAGACTGCTAGCATTGTTGGTATGAACGTGGCAGTTGCATTTTCAGATCAGCAAGTAGTTAAGTTCTACAGCACTGGTGGCGTACAGCGTACTGGTGGTGGTATCACTTCCGCAACGATTTCCTACGTTGACGGACCTAGCAACACTCTATATTTCAGCACTGCTCTGCCTTCAGACGTAGTGGTAACTGACTATGTAGTTGTTCAGGGTGCAACTTATGGAGCAGGTAACTCAATCCTTGGTATCAAGGCATGGGACGTTAACTCAAACACTGGTACTATTGCAGGTTTGAACCGTAACGCTTATCCCGGTCGTCTAAGCACTCCAACTATTAACCTAGCTGGTGCTGCATTGACTCCAAACATTGCCCAGAGAGCAGAAGTGCTCCTAGGTCGTGCATTGGGTCCAGACGCTGATAGCATCGAAAGTGGTATCTGGTACGGTCCTCCTGAGCAGGCAATGGCTCAGAGCAATTTGTACTACAACGTACAAATCATCAATGCTCAAGAAGTAAAGGGCGACAAGACACTCGATATGTCTAAGAAGCACTTTGCTAATGAGTTTGGTGGCCGTAAGTATCACAAGAGTTGGACATTCTCACCAAACCGTATGGATTTGCTGGTAATGGACAACTGGTACATGGGCGAACTTTCACCTCTTGAGCTTTATGACTTCGGGGGCGGGAATGTAGTTGCTCCAGTGCCTGATATCGGTAACAGTACCTCAAGCGGGTCATACCTTACCTCACACATGTTGAACGTTACGTTAGGACATGTATAAATTTCTTCTGATTGACTCGAACCCTGAAATGGCAACGAGGCGGAACCCAATAGGGACCGTGAGAGACTAAGCGAAGAAACGTCTAAATGACGATGCAATAGTCCGATCACATGGGAATAAAACCATGTGAGTGCAACAGAAATGATTGCACCTCATACACTGAGTAACAACAATGCGCGTATAATTGCTGCTTCAATTTGGCAAACGCTGCTCCAAGAGCAGGTCTGTATATCCAGAATGCAGCAGTTCCGACCATCTGATTTTAAATAACTTAGATGTGTTTTTGATTGTGAAACTTTGAGCCTCATGAACTCAAAGCGTGGAGGGGATAGCCTAATCTATCCCCTTCTCACTCTATTAGGAGAGAAAATTGGTACAAAAAAGAAGAAGTACAAAACCTTATGAAGGCTACCCTTGGCATGAACAACATAAGGAAGAATTAAAAGAAAAAGCTCGTAAATATAGAGCGGAAAACCCAGAATACTTAAAGCGCAATGCTGAAAAAGCAAGACGTGATCGTTTAGAAAACCCAGAATTTTATCGTGCCAGAGAGTTTGCACGAGAAATGAAAAAATATGGTGTAACTGTAGAATGGTACAGAGATAAACTTATTGCTCAAAATGGACTTTGTGCTATTTGTCAGCATTTAAGTCATCATCATGGTACTATTCAAAGATTACAGGTAGATCATAATCATCAGTGTTGTGATGTTAAAACCAAAAGTTGTGGAGAATGCGTGCGCGGTCTTTTATGCGCCGATTGTAATATTAATCTTAGCTATTTGGAAAAAATTTTGAAAGACATATACGGTCTGTATGAAGCCCGATGGGACTCATGGACCTCTAAGGCATTAAAATATTTGACTCAGTACGAACTTACTGCCAACTAACCACGGTAAAAAGTGTGGCAGGAACCCTCTAATTCTGGCTATTTCACCGTGAATTTTAGCCAGTTAGAGGAACAAATGGAGACTCAGATGCAAAATAATCCAGCAGTAAATATCGGTAGTACATCCGATCCATGGGTATTTAATACCCCCCAGCCTTATACTTATTATTACAATACTTATGCCCAAGCGAGAACAATTGGACAAGAAATTGTAGATGCGTATAAGGCCGGAATTTTAGACCGAGACGAAGCAAGAAAAGCTTTCAAAAGAAATTATCCATACATATTAGTAGACGAGACTCA